TCCTATTTTATCCGACCTGTCAAGACCCGTTGAGCGGGAGCCAGTGATCGAGCAGCTCCAAATGCGCTGAAGGGCCGAACAGCGAGCGAAGAAACTTTTTGTCGATGGAATCCCAGGCGATTGAACGACGACCTTGCGCGAGTTTCGCAGCAACGTCGAAACTCAACGCCGCGCATTCGGTGTCCCGAGCCCAACAGATGAGGGACAGAGCTCCAGCCTTGTTGGCTGCTTCGAGCTCGTTCCACTGGTGCGGCAGGAGTCCAGGCGAGCAGTTGATCGGCAGGTTGGTCCGGTGGACCCACTTCGCTTCGATCAGGATCGCGCGGCCGATCTTCGTGTAGCCGAAGAAGTCGCACGGCGTCTGCTGCATCTCCTCTGGCACCTTGAAGAACCGGCAGACCTGATGGTCCGCGAGCTCACGTCCGGCCTTTCGCAGCAGCAGCTCTAGCGCGTTGGTCATCGTTGATCGCAGAGCTGAACGCTTTCAGGGCAGCGTTGCAAGCAGCATCGATCTCCAGGTTGCCGATCGGTCGCACGGCCAGCTTCTTCCCGAGCTCCTTGTCGATTTCGAGGTAGCGTTGCCAGAACGCATCGCTCGGCGAGTGTTCAAGGAACTCTCGCTCGTAGAGCTCTTCCATCTTGGCCGAGAGAGCCTTGACCTTAGAACGGCACTTCTGATCGGTCAGCGTTGCCAAGTTGATCCCATCCTTCCTGGTTCATCGGGACTACTGCGGGCTCGGCGAGCTTCTGGCCGCCGGTCAGTGCCTCGCTCCAAGCCTTCATCTGCTTCCAGCGGTCAACCCAGGCGGCCACGTCCCCTTCGGCCAGCTTGATGAGGTTCCCGAGCAGTTGCATGCCGCCGCGCGTCAGCGTGTAGCGCACCGTGTAGGCATTCGCTTCCTTGACCCGCTCGAACACGTGCAGTGCGAGCATGCGCGAGAGCCAGTTGTGCGCGTGGTTGATCTCGCGCCCGGTCAGGCTCACCACCTCCGATTGCCCGAAGGGAGTCAGCAGCGATTGCAGCCGGCTGATCGCGATGGCTGGATCTTCGAGCCCGAGCTCCACGGTAATCATGCGCTCGGCCTCGAAGATCTTGACCACTTCCTGCGACTCGCGCCGCTTGTAGCTGTAGATGTCGTAGCCGGAGACGTTCCACGTGTGCAGCAGCCAGTTGGCAGCCCACTCCACGTGAACCTTGCGCACGTGCACGCTGTAGGGGTCGTGCTTCGGGTGGCTGAAGACGCAGTTAGCCACGGCTACCGCGATGCGCAGCAGGCTGTAGCTCTTCTCCTCCGGAGTGAAGAGCGGGAGCTGCTCGGCGTCGAAACGGTCTTTCCAGTCGATGCAGCACTGCTTGGAGTAGTCTTCGGCGTCTGGATCGATGAACACCTGCGTGGCGTCCTGCGACCATGCCCGAAGGATCAGGGCGCGCGTGCGCTCCTTCGTCCAGAACTGCTCGCACGAGTCGAGCGTGAACTGGCTCGGCTGGCAGTTGATCGCGAGCCCGAAATCGAGCCGAGCAAGGGTCTCTGGTGCGCCATACAGAGCTCCAAGGTGCTCGCAGTCGAATTGGAAGTTGCGCCGCTTGTTGCGCATCCAGTTCGCGATCGTGACCAGACGCACGGCCGCAGGAAGGTCGCGGTTGCCGTAGATCTTCACGCCGCTCGCAACGCCATCATCCCGAGCTGACTGCATCCAGCTCATCGGGTGCTCGTGCGGGCTGTTCTGCACGAGGAAGTGGAACTCGTCGAGCATCACCATCTTGCCGTTGCAGCGAGGCAGCACACCGGGCTTTAGCAAGCCGTCCTTCCCAGCTCCCATCAGCAGGCCAGCACGGCTCATGTTGGACACGGCCGTGTGGTGGATCCCGAGCGCATGGAACTCCAGCAGCCGGCGGAAGGTCAACGACTTGCCGGTGCGCGTGTCGCCGAACACGCAGATGTCGAGCCATGCTCGCTGCACTGCGCCGAACAGCTTCGCGCGCAGGACTGAGTGCATCAACAGGTCGTGCGCGATGTGGATGTCTTGGCGGCCGTAGATCTTCGTGACGTGGTAGCTCAGGTCCCGAGCTCGAAGAGCGAAGAACTCATCGATCGCTGACACGTCATCGGTGAAGGCGGGGCAGGTTTGTAGGAGCTCCTGCATTACCGGGGCTAGGTCCACTTCGGCCTTGTCGAGCTGGCGCACTCGATCAGCGAGGAACACGACTCCGTTGCCTCTGGCGTTGGGATACGCCACTCCTTCGATCTCCATCTCTCCGCTCAGGCTCGGAGGGTCAGGGCTGAAGATGTGGAGGCTGCGCTGCGTGCTGTCTTCGACCTTGCCCGGCAACATCCCGCGCCACTCCGAGCCGTTGTTCACATCGACGGGGACCACCTCGATCCGTGGACAGCCCTTCGGCCGTTGGATCACGTCCCTGATGATCTTCTCGGAGACGTTTTGTTGCTCCAGGCCCACGGCCAGTTCTCGCTGAAACGATTGCACGTCGATCAGTCGATCAGGAAACTGCCGAGCTCCAGGACACAAGGAGCACGCAGGATGCTGGCCCATCTCACACTTCATCTCGAAGACGCTACTGAGCGTCACATCGTCTCTAGCTATTGCTTCAACCTGCACGCGCGTCCGGACGGGCTTGTGGACTACTCCGAACACTTCGCCGAAGGGAAGATCGATAATCAGCTTCCCGTAGTCCGGCAGATCATCGAACGGAAAGGTCTCCCAATCCGAGAGGTTCCGCCCGCCGGCATCGACCCAATCGCGAAAGTCACCGCCGAACTTCTCACGGGGATCTACCGGGCACTTCATCACTGTGACCCGACAGCCGAGACTCGCGAACAGTGGGGAGACCTTCTGAAGAAGGTTGCGCAGTCGTTGCTCTAACGACTGGCGCGCGTGGTCCGGGTTCTTGCCGGGCTTCGTCTCGACGTAGTAGCCCGCGTAGTCCGGCCCCTGGAAGACATCGTTGTCGTAGCCGATGTAGACCGGCTTGCCGTGGATCACGCGCGGAATGTCCTTGGGCTGCGGGCAGCTCGTGGCCCCTGCTGTCCACGTGCATACGTGCCAGCCTTGCTCGTGGAGCTTGAGCCTCACAAGTGCAGTCAGCACGTCGGACTCCCCCTCCAACAGCATCACCTTGTCCGAGCTCGCGCCTGGGTTGCGAGTGGGGCTAGGCCAGATCCCTGGCCCGCCGCTCCCGCCTGGGGTCCCATGCCACATCCACTTCAGCTTCGGGTTGCCTGGGTTCCAGCCCCGGTAGCGATCGAGCAGGTTGCCCTTCTCGTCACGGCTCGCGAACACGATCCAGCCACGGATCCACCCGATCTCTAACTGGGCGAGGAGAACCGGGTCGTCGAGCTTCCTTTCAGCCAGCAGAGCTCGCGAAGGCTCGGCGTCCTTGTGGTCCCACAGGTCCCTGATCGCGGCCTGGAGGATGCTCTCCGTCATCCTGGGAGGCATGCCTCGCTGGGTCTTCGGCGGCCGTTTGGCGTCGGGCAGCGTGACCTTCAGACGTTCGGCGAGCTGCTTGCAGAGATCCCAGGGCTTCTTGCCGGTGTGCTTGCTCAACCAGTCGAACACGTCGGCCTTGGTCGAACACTGGTGGCACTTCAGGTAGAGCTGATGAGTGAAGCTCGCTGATCCAGACTTGTCGCCGCAGAGCGGGCAGAGGAAGCCGGTGGTCCAGTCTCCTTTGAGTCTTGTCCCTTCCCTGTTGTGTCGAACACCGAACTCGGCCAAGATCGCGTCTGCCTGAGCAGGTATCGCTTCCTTGACCAAAGTGAATGCGTTGTCTGCCACGGACTGAGCCTCCGGAATGGCAAACGGGCTGCCCACCTAGCCAGTGGCGCAGCCCGTTGTTTTGTGATGATCGCTCTTCGCTATTCGTCGCGGCTGTCGTCACTCGATCCGAACTTACCTGCTTCATGGGCGGCTGCCACTTGCATTGCGAGAGCCCGTGCAGCTTCCTGCACCTGGGGGGGCACAGTCTCCCGCTGAACCCACTTCACTTCAACAAGGTGCGTGATGGAGTCTTGGCCGTTCACCTTGTCGGTTCGGCTGCTGGCCCACAAGACCAGCGGGTGAGCAAACAGCGGGTCAGGGCTCATTCCCCAGGCCGAGATGAGCTTCTTGCCCGCCTTGTAGTTGGTGCGCTGGAAGCGCAGAACTGCCGGTCCGAAGGGGGTCAGGACCGTGAAGTTGTTGGACTCCGAGCAGGCCGGCGGACGGTCGTGTTCGTTGTCCCAGTCCTTGTAGGGGCACTCCGCGCAGGAGCCATACCTTGTGCCCGTCACTGCATCCTTGGAGCGACACTCTTCGAGGCCCGCGTGCTCGGGCCGGTTCTCCTTGGGGAACAGGGTGCGGCTCTTCGTGTGAGCCACGGGAAGCACACGGAGAGGGGGCTTGAACGGTTCTTCCGCGCCGGTCAGCCAGAAGAGCCCGGCCCGAGCTCCTTCGACGCCCTTCTTCACCTCGTCGCTACTGCCCTGGAGCATCTTGAGCGTGGGGAAGATCAAGTCTGCGGCGTCGATGTTCTCGCGCCCGCTGTTGTCCACCTTCTTGCTCCCGTAGGTCACAGGAAGCAGGTCGCTGCCGTTGAAGTCGCTGGGTTTCCAGATCACTAGTTCTTGTTTTTGTTCTTCGCTCATGGTTCTTCGTGTTTCTTGAGAACGAGGACAAGCGGTTCTTCGTCGTTGCCGTCGAGCTTGTCCACCACTCGATAGCGACGCTGGCCAACGTAGAAGTCGGCCTCTACTTGGACTTGGATCATCTTGTCGGGATACGTGGCGAGTTGAATCCCGGACTCAAAGTCGATGCAGACCGTCAGGTGCCGCGTGGTCACTCGCGCCCCTTCCACCCTGTAACTCGCATCGCCGGCCGGGTGCTGCACTGCAAGAAGGCAGGGAAGTCGTCGTCATCGAGCTTCTCCTGCTCGATCTGCCGCTTCACGTATTCGACGATTGCAGGCTTGTGCGGGATCGTGACCAGGAAGTCGGCATCGTCGCCGACCGTGTTCCTGAGCCACTGCCTGATTTCTTCGAAGTTCTCCTGCACTACGCGGATCGAGACCGTGTTGACCAGGGTTGGCGTCGTGCCGTCTTCGAGCTTCACGCTCTTGATCTTCTGTTCGAGCATGTAGTCCACCAGCTCCTGTTCCTTGGCTCGGCGAACTGCATCGTGCTCGTCGCTGATCTTCTTTGCTGCGTCGTAGGCTGCACGAGCCTCGTAGTAGGTCTTGATCTTGACTGCTAGGGCTTCGTTCATCGTTGTTCGTGGGCTTCGAGAAGATCGAGTGCCTTGCGCAGAGCCACCTTCAGCTCGGCCTTGCCCCAAAACGTGACGGCTGCACTGTCGTCGTCGCCGGGACGGTGAATGAATGGGCCACGAATCTCCTTCGGGAGCTCTGGTTGGTCAACGCTGACTGGCAGCTCCAGGTAGAAGCGGACCCCGGTGAACGTGCCTTCTGGCGTGGTCTTCGAGATGATCTCGACTCGATCGGTCATTTCTTCGGCGTAGATGTTGACTCGCATTTTGGTTCCAAGAGCTCCAGCAGGAGAGTGTAAGTGCGGCCGGGGAAGCTGGAGACGTAAGCCCCGATCGCTTGTTCTAGGGTGCACTTGGCGCGTTCCTTGTCGTCGTGCCACCAGTGCATGAACTTCTGGACTTCGTTCACGTGATAACTCCCGCCAGGACAGCAGCACAACGGGTATGGCATGCCGCAGCACCAGCAGTAACGAGAACCGATCATCGAAGATAAAAAGCAGGGCCGGCGAGCTTCGGGAAAAGGGGAAGAAGGAGAGTCAAGCTCTTTACGTCCATTGCGGACAACGGCCCTGCGCGTGTGCGAAATGCGATGCAGCCACCCTGCGGTTCTAGGGAGGGGGATACTTGGCCATCCTGGTCTTGATGGCTGGTGACTGCACCGCGGTGTTCAGTTTCCTCGGTAGTTCTTGTAGTCATCGTAGGACTCGAAGCCATCCTCCGACGTGAAGGTTGTATCTTCGCTCTTCTCCTGCATCAAGAGATCTTCGTTCTTCTTGAGGTAGGCATGGAGCCCAGGGTAGTCCTTGATCCAAGCCTGCTCGAACAGCCAGAGCAGGTAGGACGCAGGGATCTCCTTGAGCTGCTTGCCCTTGTGCTTGCCCCAGCCGATTCTGGTCGTGTCCGTCCAAGGTGCTTCAGGCATCAGAGTGTCCAGTTTACTTCGCTCTTCGCGCGTAGCGTGAGCCGATAACGCCACAGGCCACGCACCATGTGTTGCCGCTCCACTGTGTGGCCGCCGAACTTCGATTTGCGGAAGTCACGCAAGCGTGCGCTGATGCTCGCCTGCGGGATGCTCAGAGCTTCCTCGATGTCTCCAAGCGTGCGCCACTTGTTGTCGCTCATCAGCTCGAAGACCCTGGCTAGCTGCCGGTGCAGCCGATCGCTATCGCGTGAGTCGTCGAACGTCTCCCCGTCGAAGCTAGCCATCGCCTGTGTCCGTAGGTAAAAGGCCAGCGGTGTCCTTGGTCCCTCCAGGACCGCCCTGCGGTCGGACACCGCTGGCGATCACTCGGCGCATGTGTGTTGCCATGCTCTGAGCGATCTGAAACTTGGTGCGAGCGATGTGGAGCTGCTGCTCACTCATCAGCTTGGTGCGCAGCTTCGACTCCAGTTCCTTGACTACTTGATCGATGCACCAGAGACAACGAGCTCGCTCGTTGGTCGTGGCCTCGATCGCTGCTGCGGTCGCCGCATCGGTGAGCTTCTTCTTGAGGCTCATTCCTTCGCCATCTCCCCAGTGATGTCCCGCACGGCGACCAGAGCTACCTCTGCGAGAGTGCCCATTATGAGAGCCCACTTGTAGGGCCAGTCGTTCTCGTAGTTCGGGAACGATTGCGCCACGGTCATCATCTTCTTGAGCTTCTCGTGGAGCTCGATCATCTGAAACAGATAACCGTGATCCGTGACCCCTCGCTCGATCACGCCCTGCGCGAAGAACTGGATCGTCGCGATCATCGAAGCGTTGTGATCCTTGATCTCTCCCATGCTCCAGCGGAATCGGTCACGCTCGTATTCGTGCGCGAACCACTTCTTGATGCGTGCTCTAAGATCCATCTTCGTTGTTCACAGGGGTAGCAGCGTCGGGCCGCAGCAAGACCCGGCAGATTAGCCGAGCTCGCTCGTCAGCGGTAGGGCTGGTGGCTTCCCAGTCTTCCGCCAGTGCGATCATCTCCTGGGGGGTGCAGCCCAAGGCTTCGAAGATCAACGGGAGCTTCTCGATCGTCGGGTTGCGGGAGTGCGACTCGTAGCGACTCACCGCGCTATCGTGCACACCACACCTGCGGCCGAGCTCGGCCTGCGTGATGTTCAGCGATGCTCGAACGAGACGGATGGCACGTGCGTAGTTCCAGCCCATTAGAGGTTCTCCATGAGTTCAGCGATCGTCACTGTTCGAAGAGCCTGCTCTGCGTCCACGCCCTTCGCCAACAGCTTCTTGTGAATCAGTCGCTCGATCGTGTTGCGCACGATCGGGATCTGCACGTTGACCGTGCCCTTCTGCCCGAAGCGATGCGCTCGATCTTCGCCTTGCGAGTTCATCGCAGGGGACCAGTCGCGCGTGAGGAAGATCACATCCTGGCATCGCGTCGCGTTCCAGCTCTCCGCGATCTTCACCTGACACAGAAGCACGTCGAACTGGCCGCCTTGGAAGTCGGTGACAAACAGGTGCTTCTCTGCTGCGCTCAGGTCGCCGTGCAGCACGCGGCTCTTCACGCCCAGGCTTGCGAACTTCATCTCCAGCCAGAACATCGGCGCGTTGAAGCGGGACAGGATGATCGGAGCCCCGCCTTGCTTGAGCACCTGAGCGATGGTCTCGATGAGCCACACGATCTTCGGGGAGCTAGGCAGCATGAGCTCATTGGGCCGCCCCTTGATCTTCTCCGCTAGCTTCAGCGAGTCGCCGAGCTTCTCCATCAAGGGCTCAGGGATCCCACCGACAAAGCCCTGCGCGATCTGCTCGCAGCGCAGCGCAGCCTCCACTGCGGTCTTGGCTCGCGGGTCCCAAATGGTAATCTGCGCTGCGTGCGTGGGCCATGCAGCATCATCGATGAGCTTCGCGAGCTCGATCTTCGCGAACTCCTTCATCTTCTTGTAGAAGGAGAGCATGTCGCCTTCGAGCTCCAGCTCGGGGTAAGTGTGGACCTTCGGAGGGAGATCCCCGACATCCTTCTTGAGTCGCTTGATCGCGAAGGTGTTGACGATCGCGTTGAGTTGATCGATGTTCTTCGACCCCACGATCTTCCTCACCTCACGCTTGCCGAACTTCACGAGCTGGATCGTCAGGTGCCGCTTGGCGAAATCCCAGTAGGAGCTCCACGTGCCCGGTCTGATGATCTCGACCTGAGTGAACAGGTCGTCAGCCATGTTGCGGATCGGCGTCCCTGAGATGCACGTGGCGAAGCGAGCGGCCCAACTGAGCTCCAGAGTGAGCTTGGTTCGTTCTGCGTTGCGATCCTTCACGTAGTGGGACTCGTCACACAGCAGCATCCCTGCTCCCACGAAGTTCTTCAGGTAGATCCACTGCTCTGTGGTCAAGTAACGCAGCAGGTCGTAGTTGATGATGATCGCAACGTGTGCAGGGTCCTTGCTGTCGTTGCACGCTTCCTTCACTTCAGCGAACTGGTTGGCGCGTTGCTTCGGCGTGCCGTCGATCACGAACACACTGGGCCACTGAGCTCCAAGCGTCTCCTTGAACTCGTTCTCCCAGTTGTATTTCGCACTGACAGGACAAAGCACGATGCAACGAGCCACGTGGCTGTCGTGCAAGGCCCACAGCGCAGTGCTGGTCTTCCCAAGGCCCATCTCATCTTCGAGCAGCACGCGCCAGTCCATCGCTCGCATCGCTTCGACGCCGGCTAGCTGGTAGGGGCGTGGCTTCCTCTCCGTAGGGCAGCCGGTTGGCTTCATCGATTGAGCTCCCTTCGTCAGCGAGTCTCTCGCGAAGCCCATGTTGGCCAAGAGGAGATCGCGCTTGCGACTCGCGCTCGCAGTCCATCGCACCTCTGTTGCCCGTTCCTTGCTTGGCAGCAGGACGCAGCTAGCCCAGGCTGGAGCGTAGTAGGTGCCGCTAGGATTGCGCTTCCACCCTGGCCATTCGTTGATCGCAGGAACGATCATCTTGCCAGGGACGCGGATCAGAAAGCGCGTTGAGTCGGGGTCGTAGTCAACTTCGAGGATCATCGATTATCCTTCAGCCACTTCCTATACCAGCTCAGGTAGGCTTTGCGAAGATCGCGCAAGGCTTCCACTCCTATTTCCACGGCACCCTGCCCGTTCTGCCTGCGCTCAGTCTCCTGGAGATTCCACTGCTGGAAGATCCACTCGGCAGCTTTGACCCAAGCCGGAATGCGCTTCATCGCTGTGCCTTCCACAGTGCAACCATGCGACGCACAAAGCTCAGCTCACTACCATCGGTTGGTGTTGCTGGCCCTGGCCTGATGAGATCAGCACAGTCCTTCGGGTTGTTGCGATCCTTCGTGTCCAGGCCGTAGGCTTCTCCAACCTTGAACGCGAGAAGATCGCTCTTCTTATACCATTCATCGAGGATCGTGCAGGAACGTCGGCCAGTGTCGGCAGCCAAGGCCGCCATGTAGGTGATGTCATGCGCGTCGTAGGCTGCAATCGCAGCCTCAGTGCGCGACAGATCGGGGAGAGCATTCATGCGCGTTGCAGTGCAGCGAGCTCGGGCTCGGAACTGGGCCAGCAGCCGATGAGGTTGAGCACGTCGTGGCACAGCTCGTAGTAGTGAGCCAGTGCAAAGCGCGCGAAGGCGGCTGGAGTCTTCCCGCTCTTCTTGAAGAGATCGCAGTAACGGGCAACGGCGTTCATGGTGAGTGTGTCCCCTGCTTGAACATCGATCAGCATACCGAGATGATCGAAGACCGGCAAGCCTCGTGACAAGAAAAAGCCCCGGCTTGACACTCACGACAAGCCGGGGCGCAGCACACCTATGACACGCGGATACGTGCGCATGCAGGGTAGCACCGTTTCCGCGAAAGGGAAGCGGATCTCTCGCGACGCGATCTCTCGCGGTCCCCGTGGAACATGGGCGTCCCCGGCGGCGGGACAGCCGGCGGGGGTCACCCGCCGCGCTTCTCCCTGAGCTTGTGCTCCGCGAGCCGGCGGACCACAGTCGCGCACGCTTGTGCGAGCGAACACGGGAGCTCGGCTCCCTTCGTCCAGAGCGTTACCGCGGGCATGCCCTGCGGATAGGCTCGCACGTGCGCCCCATCATCGAAGAGCGCGACCACGTGTAGCGCGTTCTCCGCGGAGCTCGTGCGAGCTCGCAACGTGTTGAGCTGGTCGAACACGTGGAACGGCAAGGGGAGAACCCGGCTCACCGGGTCCCCCTTTGCGCTTGTTTGATGACGCGAGCGACTTCGCTCCTGCGGGCTGCCCGCAGGAGTGCACCCGCGCGTTCTACCATCATCGCGTGGTCACGCACGATGCGCTTGAGCTGACGCACGCGGCGCGCGAGCTCGCGAACTTCGTTGAACAAGGAAAGCGTGCCGTCTAGGTCACGCTCCAACCGTCCGGCCAGAGTGTGGTAACACCCGACCACGGCAACGCAGTGTTGCCGGTCCGCACCTTCCTGGAAGGTAGCGGCTTCGATGCGAGCGTCTAGGTGATCGATGATCTCACGCACGCGAGCCGCAAGCGTGTCGGGGCGGCTCATGCCGCCCCCATGCCCGCGAGCTCAAGGGCTTCAGCTTCGGCACGCTCGCGCACTTGCGCACCTGCACCGAACCACGTCGAAGCCAGTCGCGTCTCGGCAGTGTGTCCGTTGAAGTGGTCGCTGTAGTGCGTCGCAGCCATGTAGAGGCCGAACGGCGAGACACCCGCGGAATCGGCCCCTGGCCCCTTGTGCACGAGCTCCCATAGGTGCGACTCTGCGCGCACTTCCGGAAGCTCCGCAAGCGTGCCTTCTGCCTTGTGTTTCGCGACCGTGGCCGGCGAGCCGAACACGATGCGAGCGTAACGCGCGACTTGCCGCGCGAGCTCTTGGCTGTAGGGGCGAGCCAGATCTGTCTTTGCGAGCTCGCGCCACAGTAGGGCCTTAGCTTCGAAGTTCCGGGCCTCTAGGCTAATCGTCTCGCGGACACCCGCGAGCGTGTTGGCTGCGGCCGAAGTGTGCCGCACCTTGCGCGAGCTGGCTCCACGCTTGTCCGCTTGTCGGTTGGCTGCGGACAGTGTGTTCCAACACACAACGCGAATGGGGGTGAACGCGACCGTCACTGCGCGCGAGCCATCGTGCGAGTTCGACAGCAGCAAGTAGGGCGTTGCCACGTCTTCCGGCTTGCGTCCGACCTGTAGCGGCTTCGTGGCGATGCGTGCCAGGATCCAAACGTGGCGACCGCCCTTCACTGAGCCCGCGCTTTCGAGCTCCACTGAGCCATCGGCGCACAAGGGATCGAACCAACGGAAAGCGTCGGTGTTCTGAAGCGGGCAGTATCGCGTGCCGACCATGCCCAACACGTCGGAACGCAGGGTTCCGTCCTTTTGGTGGATCTCGCGGACCATCGCGCGAGCTTCATCGCAGTAGAGCGCATCGGAGAGCGGAGCGGCTGCGATGCCGTTCTTTTCCGCGAGCTCGGGGGCCATGCCCGGCATCGCGAACACTGGCGTCAAGTTGACGTGCCAGTCTAGTTGCGACTGTCGGAGAGCTTCCGCAGTCGTCGGGGCCTTGTCGAGAACAGTGGCGAGGCCGTGCCATGCTTGCTCGCGCACTACGAAACCGCTTTCCCAAAAGTGTGCCATCGGGTGAGTGTCCGTGTCTTTGTGGTTTCGGCCCCCTGGGCCATCGTCAGCGGGCTTGTGTGCGAAGTGCACGAGGCCCGGACCACGGTCGTTAGTCCGTGGCACCTGAGCTCGGGGCGGCACGCATCACGTCGCGCACCTTGTCACGCATGCTCTCGGAGATGCACGCGCACAAGTGCACCACGTGCTCGGCACGCACGATGAAGCGTGCGCCACTGTGGAGCCGCACGACAAGGCGAACCATCGGGAACGCGATGCCAAGCTGGCCGGCTTGCTGCGAGCTCAGGCCAATGGAAAGGGCGCGACCGAGCTCGCTGTCGGGTGCTGGCTCGGACGCCGTGCCGTTGGAGCTCGGCGCGACTGGCTTGCCAGTCGCGGCATCGACGTAGCGCGCGGGTGCACCGGGCGGGATCAGAGACGAGAGCGGGATACCGCCCGGCGAGTGCCGCGGGTTCCGCAAGCCGGGCGGGAGACTGAGCTCCGAGCTCGGGCTCGGGGCGGGTGAAGCGGCGGGAGCTTGCCCGCAGCATGAGACGCGACCGCGGCCGAACCATCGGGCCGTGGTGCCAGCGGAGAGTGATCGGCCACAGTCGAAGCAAGTTGCATCGAAGCGGAGAACTATCGAGCGTGCCATAAGTGAAGCCTCGTGAGTGTTGAGGGTGAGTGTCAGTGAAAGAACGAACAGAACTAGACTAGGATGATACCACAAGCTCAGGCTAAGTGACGGGCGGGACAAGATAGGTGCAGTGGATCTAGTGGTGGCATGGTGATCGGATCAGAGAGAGAACGCATAGGTGAGGGGCGAGAGTGGAGTGGCCGGAGAGCTGGTTGTCGGAAGTGACGGACGGCAGTTCGGAAGGGATACGGCGTGCCGTGTCCCCTGGCATGCTGAAGCAAGGCGATGCTGCGAGCTCGTCTCCCCGAGCTGCGTGCGTCCGTTCTCTCCGCGCGATCGCGCGCGCAAGTGTCGATGACATCGGGTGTTGCGGCGGGTGCGAGACCCGGACGGGGCGGGTCCCTCGGCGTTGCCGGGGTGAATGAGGCACCCTCTCACCTCTGGAGGATTTCCCAACTTTTCCCCGAAAACCTGATACCCCTCAACGCAATCAATCCCATAGTCCAATCATTCTATATGTCTGTATTCAGTGCTATTGTGTGTGTGTGTGTGTGTGTAGGGGGAGTGGGGGCGCGCAAACGCGGCACGCACTCACCCACGCACGCGAAGGCGCTGTAAGCTAATGGGACTAAACATTGCACTGTGCTACCGATTGTGGTAGATCTCGGGCATGCTTCCTCCCCGACGCGAAGGTCTCCGGACGATCCAGGTCAGCGACAGCTTGTGGAAGGAGATGACCTACGAGATGGAGCGGCTGGACGAGTTGGGAGTCTTCCTGAAGGGATGGAGCTCGCCAGAGGTGTTCCTGGTCGTGCTGTTCAACCACTGGTTGCAGAAGCCGCCGGGTGGCAGCGAGCTCCGAGACCTGTTCGGCCTACACCCAGGGAAAGGCCGACCGTCGTGGACGAGGTGACCATGGCTGTCTCCACCACAGGGGTCCACTTCAACAGCCAACTTCATGAACGCATCGTGAAGCTGAAGGAACAGATCGGAGCGATGCACCTCTACAAGCCGAACGCGATCGGCTTCCAGGTGATGATCGCTCTTCTCGCGGACTGGTGGGCAGAGAGCACCCCTGACAAGCAGTGGGTCAAGGAACGTCTGGAGCAGTATCCCAAGAGGGGGCGACCACGGAAGAGCTGCGAGGTGGACCTGGAGCCGCGCGTGGCTCTCCGCTCGCACACAACGAAGGGACATGATCTCTTCAATCACATGCGGCCTGGAAGGCCGAGACGCTACGTGTTCTGCAAGAGGTGCACACTGCAATGGGACACAGAGCTCTACCCGGAACGGCCGCAACAGCCCTGCCCGGTCTCTGCGCCATGGAGCCAGGAGCATCCGAAGACCTGGACGAAGAGCGAACTTCGTGCATTGAAGTTCGATGAATCGGAGATACAGTGGGCGGCCGAATGAGCAAGCAAGCCGAACCGTTGGACGCGCCGACCGGCGAGTCCATCCCCGTCCCCTCCGAAGGAAAGAAGAAAGTGCCGGCGCGCGGGCAACGGAAACGTGTGCTCGAAGCTGCGGGCGGCGACTACTGCATCTACGAGATCATTGGGGCTGGGCAAAAGCTCCCACAGGGAGCTTTGGTGCCCATCCCCACGATCCCGACCTTCAAAGACACCACCGATGCCTTGAAGTGGATCCGCAACGAATCGGGAGACACGCTCGCTGGCAAGCAGGTGATGATCTTCCGCGCGTGCGAGATCCTGTCGCTCACGGTGGTCCAGAAGCCGACCGTGGTCATCGCGGCGAAGCCGAAGAAGACGATCGATGCCAAAGCAACCTAAGCAGCCGGCGACGCCGACTGAGATCTGGACGCCCGATGCGAAGCTGACCGAAGGTCAGAAGAAGCTCGGGCTCATGTTGTTCATGGAGTGCTGGAAGGATGCGCTCGCCAAGGGCAAGGCGACCATCGAGCAGGTGAAGCCCACCTACGTCCAGTGCATCAAGGCCGCCAAGATCATCGATGAACTGAAGATCGAAGAGGAGCTGAAGAATGGGTAACGGAACCGAAGGCACCGAGGAAGGCACACCAGCCCCGCGCAATCCGCACGGGGTCCCCACCGATCAAGAACTGCACAGCAGGTTCTTCTATCGTCCACCGCGCGACTCCGAAGCTGTCCGCCGTCACGAGGAAGTGAGCACACTCTGCTACTCCTTGGCACATGAGCTCTGCCAGCTCTGCTACCCAGGCCGTCAGCTCTCCCTGGCCTTGACCGCTCTCGAAGAGGTGCGTATGAGGGCGAACGCGAGCATCGCGTGCGATGATCCACGGCCATGATCTTCGACGACACCACACCGAGGCGAGCAGGCACGCGCGAGGAGCGCGGAGAGTGCCTCTGCCATGCGTTCAGCATGCTGGCGCGTGGCATTGCCACCAAGGATGCTCGCGTGCGAGCGGCCGTGCTGTGGGGGCTCAAGAACGACCGCTGCGACCCGATCTGGAAGCAGCTCAGGAAGGTCGTGGCCAAGACGCCGATCGACTGGGAAGAGCTGACCAGGGTGGCCATGCCCTTGATTCGCATTCGGTAGCTTGACAATCGCTGATCGCGACTCGAAGATCGAAGACATGAAGACCCGCCGCGTGATCTTGTCTGTCGAGTGCGACACCGTTCTTACCCACAGCGAGCTCCTGGAGCTCCGCTCTCTCGTGTTCGGTCAGATCCGCCGGAAGGACATGAACGATCGAGCTGCCCGATGGACCATCAAGCGCACGATGCCGAAGTGGGTCGGTCACGACGTGAGGGGCACGATCCAGCAGGTTCAGGTCAACGTGATGAAGCCTGGAAAGCGATCCCCGGCTACGAAGGCTACGAAGCGTCCGACCAAGGCCGGATCCGCTCGGTCTCGCCGCGCTACCAAGTCGCGCCGATAGAGCTCTGGCTGGCCGAGCTCGTCGGTGCGCGCGTCGAGAAGCGAGGAGCTCTGCTCGCTCCCTGGATTGAGGAGCGGCATGGACGCAAGGCTGCGCGCGTCTGCCTCACGCACAACGGGGCGCGAGAGAAGCACTTCGTGCATCGGCTCGTGTGTCTGGCATTTCACGGAGTGCCGGGACCCGAGCAGACTGACTGCGCGCACCTGAACCACAACTCGCTCGACAATCGAGCTTCGAACCTCGCGTGGCAGACGCACTCCGAGAACGTTGCGTCCAACTGGAGCGAGGAAGCGATCGAGCGCAGGATGCGGTGGGAGGATGACTGCGAGCTCGGCCCGAGCTACAACGGTCCAGACCGACACGAGGACATTCCGTTCTGATGCCGAAGCAGAAGCAACCTCCCACGATCGCGAACCCGGCAGCTCGGGCGCAGCTCGAAGCTGCCGCGTCGGCCGCCGGCCTCAACGTGCAGCAGCTCGCGGATCTCGTGTTCGAGGCTGGGGTCACTCCTCCGAAGGCCCCGGACGGCGTGACCACGCGCTACTCGCTGAAGGATCTCGGGGAGCGTTTGTGGGGCACGTTGCAGGTGACCCCGCGCGACGAGCGGGCTGCATGGTTCGCTGCGCTGGTGCCTGTGCAGCAGATCGCGATCATCGCTGCGCTGCGGGACCACGGGTTCCGGAGCGAGGTGATCGCGCGAGACCTGGGCATCGGCGTCGATCAGGTGATGCGCACCTGGAACATCTACGCCGGCCGCCTGGGCGAACAGGTCGTAGGCATCCGCCTAGACACGATCGCAGGCCAGCTCCAGCTTGCGAGCGAACACGCGCAGGAGATGGCAGTGGCAGCGGGAGATCATCGATCATACTGGCAAATCGAACGTGAGAAGATCGAAGTTCTTCAGTCGATCGGTATAGTGGACAAGGCGATCAACAAGACCGAGGTGGTCCACAAGATCGACGACGAACAGAAAGCCGAGATCGAGAGGCTCTACAAGCTCCGTGACAAACAACAACGACGGAAGATCGAAGTTCAGGAGCTCGCCCAACTGGAGGACAAGGGTGAGGCACTTCCTGAAGGGCTTGGCGACAAGGATTACGACGACGACGACTAGGCTGCGGAAGTGGCTTGGCTTCAAGCTGCTCTACAGCGTTCCCGTCGAGATCGAAGTCCGGCATGGTGCGCACCGAGCTCGTGTGAAGACGCTGTGGCGCGGCCAACTGCTGCGCGCGGAGATCCCGATCAACACGAGGCCGGCGGGAACGTCGGCTCCTGCACCACTCAACTACGTAGCACCTGGGCAAGAGCAGAAGGTGATCGATGAGTTCACCGCTGCCGAGCCCTGGGACCCGATGTTCCCCGAGCAGGCCGAGCACAAGCGTGGCAAAGCGTGTCCGTTCTGCGGGCACACGGAGTGGATGGCATGAGCGATCTCCACATCCTTGCGATCACGGCATACGCGGGCAGCAAGAAACTCGTGAAGATGACCGAGGAGATGCTGCAAACCTTCGATGCGTGCAAGCATGAGATCATCGATGATGTGACCACGATCGCGATCAACAACAAAGCCGACGTAGCGATCAAGCGGGGACTCGTGGACTGGCATGCGTTCAACGACACCAACGAAGGCTTCGGCCGCGCGATCAACCTAGCGATCCAGCGTGAGATCTTCGACCCGATCAAGGACAAGGTGAAGCCTCCGGTCACGCACGTTCTGGTCTTGAACAACGATCTTCAGTTCCCCGACCACAAGTGGCTGTTGCATCTCCTCAACGAAGTTGAGGGGAATCTCGTGCTGTCGCCCACGACCGACATCACAGCGTCCCCTGACGCTCGCGCAGAAGGGCCAGTGGAAGAGGCTCCGATACGTAGCTCGCAGGTAAGTGCGTTCTGTTGGCTCGTGCCGGTTGCGACCATCAAGAAGATCCGGAAGAAGTTCGGGTTTCCGCTCTTTCATCCGGACTTCTCGAACTACGGTTCTGATGACGTGAGCGGCGGCATCCTACGTAGCCTTGTTTCGCGCAAGCCATTCAAGGTAGTGCCTCGCAGCTTCGTCAGGCACCTCAAAGCACAGACCGCAAACGAACTTGGTGTCAAGCCTGGGCAGCCTGAAGTGCTTCAACGCATCCGAAACTTCTTCAGAGCGCACCGACTCACGTGAACTGTATCACTTGGAGAGGCTCGTTCAGGCCGAATGGTTATGGGCAATGCCACGTGTGGAAGCATGGCAAGAGAAAGAACATGCTAGCGCACAGAGCTGTCTACGAACTGCACTTCGGAGACATTCCAAATGGGATGTTCGTTCTTCATAAGTGCGATAATCCTTCATGCGTGAACATCGATCATCTAGAGCTGGGGGACCAGAAGAAGAACGTTCAGGATTGCATTGCGAGAGGTAGACGGGTTATCAATAGGGGGAGGGCCAAGATCTCTTTTGCTGTAGCTGATCGAATCAGGAGAAGTCGTAAGAGAGGAGTTGAGCTGGCCAAGCTCTACGGTCTCAGCAAGGCTTCGATTAGCGAGATTAGGCATGGCAAAACTTGGCGAAGATGATCTCTCAGGCATCATCGATAATCGTCTATACGGCTGTCACTGACGGCTACGACAACGGCAAGCTGAAGCTCGTGCCCGAGGACGACGTGCACGCGGAGACGAGAATCCCTCCGGTGGGGATCAAGGGGCGTGAGGCAACGCTCTGGAACCGTGAACAGAAGCTCGTGTGGCCGCCGCGCAACGGAATGGCCAGCGTCTACCTGGACGGGTCGTTCACGCCGAAGATGCAATGGCGCGAGTCGGTCGAGAAGTGGCTGGATCAGGCCGATATCGCCCTGTTCAAGCACCCCTGGCGCACCTGTGCCTATGCGGAGATCGATGAGTGCGTGAAGCGTGGGAAGATCACAGCCGACGAAGGGCAGAAGGCTCGCTCCCATCTGATGCTGGCAGGCTTCCCGCGCGACTTCGGACTGTGGGCTTTGGGCATGGTTGCGCGCCGGACGCACGCGAACGCGATCCAGAAGTTCGCGATGGTCATGGTCTGGACCATGTGCCGAGAGGTGCCCCGAGACCAAATCTGGTTCCCCTTCGTGATCTGGAAGATGCGGCACAGCCTCAAGCGAGTTCACACGATCGACAAGGACATCTACAACAACAAGCTGTTGAGCTTCAGGAGACATGGAACATGACTTCGAAATACGCCATGGCTGGTGACTACCACTACCAGGATTTCGCTGATCGATCATCGCCTTACCATCATCACGTGACCGATCTCGTGCATGAAATCGAGCGGTTCGTGGCCCCATTCAGTGGGATCCTCGATGTTGGCTGTGGCGAGGGGCTCATCATGTCGCAGCTCGAAGCGGTCAACTACCACTGCTTTGGCTTGGACATCGACCAGATCGCGGTCCAGATCGGACAGAAGAAGGGCAACCAGATCCGCCACGGCACGATCGACAGCGAGCTCGATGACGCTTACGAAGCGGTCTTGCTCTGTGACGTGCTCGAACACGTCGCCGACTTCGATGCGACGATCGAGAAGGCGCAGAAGGTGGCCCGGTCGTTCGTGGTCGTGGCCGTCCCTGATCGTCACGACGCGCACGCAGTGCGTCAGAACGTCGTCAGCGCAGTGATCGACAAGTTCAAGGGCTGGGAGCTGCTGAAGTCGTCGTGCCGCCACGCGAGGTGGTTGATGATCTTCAAGAAGGTTCCTCGATGATCGATTTAACGATCATCATGGCTGTGTATGGCCAGCCGGCGATGCTGGCCTACCAACTGGACCGCATTCGCTGCTACTCGGTGGACACGCAGGAACGCTTGAACCTCGTGGTAGTGGACGACTGCGGGAAGCCTCCAGTGGATCCGCGCGAGATCGAAGCGATGACGGTTGGCCTGAAGGGCTGCAAGCTGCTGCGCGTCGAGCAGGACATTCCGTGGAACCAGATGGGAGCGCGGAACCTCGGGATGCACGTGAGCTCGGGGCACTGCTTGATGATCGACCCGGACATGGTGTTCGACGGACCGACGATGGGACGCATGCTGCTGGCAGCAGCGAAGCTGCGGCGCGGCCATGTGCTGAAGTATGGGCTGAAGCACGTCAGCAGCGGCAAGCTCGACATGACCAGCCCCAACACCTACCTGATCCACCGTGACGACTTCTTCGCCGTAGGTGGTTACGACGAAGACTTTGCGGGCCACAAGGGCTGGTCAGACGTGCAGATGCTTGACGTGCTGCGAGCCCACTACAAGATCGAGGATCGACCGGACCTGTTTGCGCATTTCCACGGGGTTGCTAGCATCCCCGACGCGATGGTCACCAGCCTCGATCGCAGCAACAAGCACAACCGGAAGATCCGGTTGAAGAAGGTGGCGCAGGCGAAGGCTTGCGGGGGCTGGCGCAAGTGGGTCCAGAAGCACAAGGGACCCAACCTCCGGTTCCCATGGAAGCAGCTCTACCCGACAGTCTAGCCAACCTGTCGCCGGAGGAGCTCCGCAGCTACCGGCTTCAAGAGGAAGCGGCCTACTACAAGACCGAAGAGGGCTTCCTGGACTTCGTGCGCGACTGTGGCGCAGCTCCAGACGCGCAGCAGTATCCGCACGGGAAGGGCGCGCACGAGATCCTGACGTGGAAGTGGAAGGCTGACCCGCAGAGCGATCGAGGGATCTTCACCTACAAGCTCGTGCTGTGGCCGCGTGGCTCGTTCAAGTCTGCGGTCTTCGATGTTGGATTGGTGTGCTGGGAGATCGCGCGCAACCCGAACATCCGCATCTGTGTCGCCTCCGAGACGGGCAAGCAGGCGAAGAAGTTCGTGCGGCAGGCGATGAAGATCATCAACTCGGAGTGGTTCAGAGAACGCTTCGGGGTGCACAAGGGCAAGGACTGGAAGGAAGGCAGCGGCGAGTTCACGTCGGCCTTGCGCACGATCACGCACGCGAAGGAGCCGACGCTGCTCGCGGCTGGCTGCGGTGAAGTCTGGACGGGCTCGCACTGGGATCTGATCGTGATGGACGACGTGGTGTCCCAGGAGAACACCAAGACCGTCGAAGGCATCCAGACCACGTGGCACTGGTTCGGTGAGATGATGGCGCAGCTCGATCCAGGCTGCCGCATCTTGATGATCGGCACGCTGCACCACTACGCGGATCTTTACTGCACGCTGCTCAAGAACAAGAGCATGCGCGACTTGTTCGAGGTGTCGATCCACTCGTGGAGGAACCCGGACAACACGCTGTTCTTCCCCGGTCGTCTCACGGAGGCATTCATCGCGGCGCAGAAGGCGATCATGCCCCCGCGCCAGTTCGCCTGCTACTACGAGAACAAGCCTACTACCGACGATGAGAAGATCTTCAAGCCGAGCTACTTCAGGGTCATCGAAGATCGCGACATCCCGAGCCACGTGTGGACCTACATCTTCACGGACTGGGCATTCATCGCGGAAGAGAAGAAGAAGGGCAAGGCGGACCGCACAGCGTTCTGGATCGTCTCGCTCGACTGCAACCGAGCGGCATACGTGCGTGACTTTTACGTTGGGAGATGGAAGCCGAGTGATTCTGTGCGCATCGCCTGCGACCTGTGGAATCGTTACCAGCCCCTCAACCTGAAGGGCATGGTGCTGGAGGACACCGCGCACGCGGAACTCCTGTCTTCGCTCTTCGAGGAGATCCGCCGGCAGACGTTCATCCACCCGAAGATCATCAAGGTGGCGGGCCGCAACCAGGAGATCAAGGACATGCGCATCGAGGCAGCCGAGCCACGCTTCCGTGGTGGCACGATCTGGTTTGCCAGGAGCCTCAAGGAGCAGCACCGCAAGTGGGCTCCCATGTTCGCGGAGATGACCGAGTGGCCGTTCAGCGACCACGACGACATCCCCGATGCGATCTCCGATCTCGATAAGAAGGACAAGGAAGGCAAATGGATCGCTCCAGCACCCCCGCCCGGCTGGCGAATGGCCACGGTCATCAAACATCAACCAACGATCATCGACGGCAAGCTCAATCCTGAGTATGGTTACCCGGCACGCGATCACGTCCGGCGGGACCAGTTAGGGACCAACGAACTATGGCGAAGCAAATCGGCGAGCGACCAGCGGTCACCCGGAACACAGCAAAGCCAAGAAGGCAATTTCTTCCGGAGGCCACCGCAGCAGCAGCGGCTACCGGGGAAATCCTGATCGCGAAGTTCGGACAGACAGACTGGATCGAGCAGGTGATGTTCGCAGTCCAGAACGCCGTCCAGAACGGAATCGAGCAGCTCTCGAAGACTTCGATCTCCTACAATTCGGCCCCGGAAGACGAATACAGATTCAACGCGCGAACGAAGGAGCAGCTACTCCAGTCCAAGGAGCTCGTGGCCAACCAAGGTGGCGTCCGAGCTGGGCGCAAGGTGCTCGATCCAGCCAAGACCGAGCTCGGGGCTCCAGAGTGGTCCGACGAAGAGCAGACGAAGATCATCGTGCCGGCGAGCGAGCTCCCGCCCCTTCCTCCGAAGGCCAAAGGGTGGCTGCTGTGAGCGTCGAAGCTGGAGGCGATACAGTCGTGGTGCCCTGCCGGGGCTGCCAGCGTGATGTGATCTTGCCTTCCGGGCCTGTGCGAGCCAGCATGCGCGCGGGCCGCCGGATAGTGGTCTTCTGTTCGATCCGATGCCAGAAACGCACCATCGGCCGCGAGGGTGCCAAACAACAGGACGTGAACCTTGCTCGACGTGCTAGTGCCGGTGCCCCATCAGAACCTCCAGCTCGTCCCTGACTGCCTCGATGCGCTGCGGGCCTGCACGGACGTTCCGTTCCGCGCCTTGGTCCTGGTGGATGGGGCCGCAGAGGAAGATCTTCGATCATTGCAGGCTTACCTCCAGGAGTTCGAGCCAGCCTGGAGGCTGACCAACGAGCGGGTGGCCAAGGGGCTCAACCCGATCTTGGCGGAAGGGCTTCTGGACTGCGTGGAGAAGCTCACTGCGATCGTCGGCCCGGAGACCCGACTGCTGGACCGGCAGTGGTTCGGCAAGGTCAAGCAGATCTTCGACCGTGACCCGATCACTGGCATCGTGGATTTCTACCCCGATACGAAGAGCACCACGCACTACCCGGTGAAGCGGCCTCACAATCGAGCTCCGCTGGAGGGATGCCGGTTCGCTGTGGTGCAGACCAGCTACGCGCGCAAGATGACTCCATTCGGGTCGGTGGATCCGATCGTCTTCTGGTCGAAGGCTGTGCATGCCCAGGGTGGTTCGGCATGGCATGTGCCGGCTGTGAGCTACACGGAGATCGAACATCACGACCACGAGCTCTGGAGGCCGAAGGTTGCAGCCAGTAGCTAGGAAGATCGGAGTAGGGCCAACCGAGAAGTTCCGCGTAGCCATCGCCGATGACAGCCGGCTGATCTACAGCGATGACTACCGGACTGGCTGGAAGCGTGGCTTTGAGGCGATCGGCTGCGAAGTTCAGATCTTCGACATCAGCGTGCTGCGGCAGATCGTCTCGGTTGGTAGCTCGCCTTACCGGAGCACGCGCATGCCGGGCACGGCGAAGCAGATCGCCGACCACATTGCCCGGTGGAAGCCTCACCTCGTGTGGTGCCACCACGGCCGCGCGGCGAGCAACGAGGACTTCCAGGTCCGTCTCCGCAAGGATGGGATCAAGACTGCGGTCTATCTCTGCGACGAGCCCTACGAGTCAGGTGAGACGGCTCGCTATAGCCCGAGGTTCGGCTACGTCTTCACGATGGACCCGTGCACGGTTGAGGTTCATCGAAGATCGAGGAAGGACCGCAACAACGTCTTCTACTTGCCGCCCGGCGTCGATGTGGTTCACTTTGCGCGACGACCCTACGCCGGGCGGCAGGTGCCTGCGTTCTTCTTGGGTAACGCTACGCTGATTCCACGACTCGACTGGCTCAAGCCGATTGAGCGGCTCGTGGATGGCGCGGACATCAGGTTCTTCAAGACCGTGGGGAAGAACGATCCGAAGTGGGTAGCCCTGCAAGACCACCCGAAGCACTACGCGAGCTGCATTGTGGGGCTCAACGTGCATCGAGCTCCTGAGATCACCAACGAGTGCTACAAGAAGCGGGTGATGGGCAGGCCGAGAGCGATGCACGTTCCAGAAGGAATCGAACTCTGCCGGCAGATGCCGAAGAGAGAAGGAACCGGGTTCTGGAACGATGCGAACCTGCCTGCGGCGCACGTCAACCCTCGATTCCTGGAGATGGCAGCTTGCGGAACATGCGTGGTCAGCGATGACCACCGAAGCGAGCTCGCACGCTTGTTCCCGATGGCTCCTCGCGCGCAGGACCCCGATCACTTCGTAGAGCTCGTGCTCTACTACTTGAAGCACCCCGACGAAGCCGAGAAGATCGGTGATGCATGCTCCTACCTGATTTCAAGGCGGCACAGCTATGCGCACCGCGCGGCGGAAGTGCTGATCCGGGTTGGCTTGATGGGATTGGAACGGGCAAGCCAGCATTCCTTCTTGGGGGAGCCGGCGGCCTACTTGAGTCCACAGGACTTGTCGCTGCTGCTGGCGAGATCGTCATCGGAAGCAACTGGACGCTCCGAGCGTTGGTCCCCAGCGTATGGCATGTCGTTGACATCAACGTCTGGAAGTCCGAGCGAGAGCGACTCGCTCGATGTCCCGACTCCCTGGTTGTCGTAGCGAGCAAACGACTCTTCGGCGGCGGCCCCTACTCGGTTGCCGGATCGCACATGCTGCGCGTGGTGGGGAGGCGGAAGTGGCCAGTGAGTGAGATCTTCATTCAGCAACCGAAGGCAGTCACGCGCGACGGGAAGGGCAGGATCCAACGCCAGCATACGCCGCCATTCATGCCGAGCTCGATGCGGCAGCCCTACCATCCGGGTGGTAACTCGTTGTGCTACATGATCCAGACGGCGCACCTGATGGGATGCTCGCCGATCTACTGCCTGGGCTTCACGCTGGTGAACGGCACCGGCTACTTCTTCGGGCTGGAGAACCCGGCAACAGGCAAACGCAGCTTCTACAACGACCCGGCCCGTGCCATCGACTGGCTGAAGTGGTATGAGTCTCGTTGGCCGGGCCGAGCTCGGCTCTGGCCCGGCTGGACCGGTCCGGTCTACGAAGTCCTGGAGACTGCCGATGCACGAGAAATCGACGAAAGGTGTCGTGGTAAAGGACCAGTGGTATCCGTCCGAAGCGGACACGAACCAGACCCGCAAAAGCGACATGATCCTCAAGTCATCGGACTTCGATCACTTCGACAAGATCAACCCGTTCACGCAGATGGAAAGCAACCCGTGCGGGTCAAAGTCAAAGTCCAACCGAAAGGAAGAGTGATCGGTGGGCGACCGACTCGAACTCGGTAACTCCACGAACATGGCCCCTGCGTCGCCGCCGAACCCTCGCACGGGTATCGGCGGGCAGGCGCAGCGAGGCATGGGGACCTACAAGCCGCGTAAGGGGACCGAGCCGATAGAAGGCCCCTACACGCTGACCGAGGATGCGTTCGAGCAGGACACGAACATCGAACAGCAAGCTCGGCTCTACGCGGAGAGCGTTGGTTACCCGAACTTGGCGGACAACGAGTTCGTCGTCGAGCAGGCCAAGGACGCGGTGCTCTCGGGGCTCAAGGACGTGTTCAACGTCATGGAGTTCCTGCGCAACAAGTGGCTGATCCTCTACCGGCTCTACCGAGGAGAGTCACTCGACACCTACACCTACGGGCGCGCGAAGCTGCACAGCCCCGAGCCCTTCAAGATCGTTGAAACTCTATTACCGAAGATCTTGCGAACCCTGTTCGCGACAGATCGATGGTTCAAGTTCTACGGGGAGCAAGAGGAGCACGACGACTCGGCCTTGATGCAGGAGATCCTCTGCCGAGACCAGCTTCGTAAGACGAGGTTCAAGCCAAAGGCCACGCGACTGATCCGCGATGGGCTGATCTACGGAACAGGGATCCAGAAGACCTACTGGCGGCAAGAGCTCGGGGAGATGACCTACCGGACAGCCAAGCGGATACCAGATCCGAGCTGGCCTGGAGCCACGACGTTGGAGCTCGACAAGATCACGAGAGAGGAGTTGATCTTCGACGGTAACGAGGTGAACAACGTCTCGATCTTCGATTTCCTCACGAGCCCCAACGCGAGCTCGATCGAGGACGCCGAGTGGGCGGCCGACCGTTCTGGCTGGCCGGACTACAAGGTCAAGATGATGGGAGAGCTCCGGCACTGGATCAATCTCCAGAAGCTCAAGGACTTCCCAGGCGGCAAGGACACGTCGTTCGGTGACGAGTTCAAGGAAAGGAAGAGCTACAGCTACGGGGTCTTCGATCCTCGCGAAGCGTCGTGGGCTCCTCACGTCCCGCACTACGAGGTGATCGACTGGTGGGGTCCGCTGGTCATCAAGAACGACAACGGCAGCTACACGACCCGCCTGTGCAACGTGGTCATGGTCGAGCCGAAGAGCCTTCAGCTAGTCGTGCGCGTGACGCAGTGTCCGTTCTGGCATCAGCAGAAGCCCTACCAAGCGTGGCGTCCGATCAGTCTTGAAGATGAGTTCTACGGCATCGGCGGTCTGGAAATGATCGCGCGCCTGTCCATGGAAAAGGACATGAAGCGCAACCTGCTGATGACTGCGACGCAGCTCGAAGCGAATCCGATGTGGATGATCTCTGACGACGCCAACATCCCCGGCGGCCAGATGATTATCGAGCCCGGCCACGGCATCCGAGTTCCCGACATCGAGAAGTCGATCGCTCCTCTCCACGTGCCCCAGGTCAGCGATGCTGCGCTCAAGGCCGAGAACGTCCTGACGGTGGACATTCGCGAAACGTCGGGGGCCACGTCGCCGTCGATGGGTGGCAAGGACCCATTCGGCGACAGCAAGACTGCGACACAGCACATGAGCGAGATCGACGAGGCGAACCTCCGTCTCGTGCCGATGATCGAGTCGTATGAGCAGGAGATCGAAGTTCCAATGCTCGATCAGATGGCATGGAACAACCAGCAGTTCATGTCCTACGACAAGGTTGTCCGTGAACTGGGTCCGGTCGGCCTTCGCTACCAGGACCGCTACAACATCAGGCCGCAGGATGTTGTTGGACGATTCCTTGTTCTGCCGATAGCGAGCCACAAGCTGACCACGAAGATGACCCAGGTTCAGCAGCTCGTGAACATCCTTGATCGAGTTCCGATCATCAACCAGATGTATGGACCGCAAGCGGTCAACGCGCCGCGACTGCTCGCGATGATCCTAGAGCACGGCTTCGATCTTCGCAACGTCGATGAGATCATCACGATCCCCGACGAGATCAACGTGCTGACCCCGAGCCAGGAGCACGAGCTGTGGTATCACGGCAACGTGCCGCCGCGTAAGAAGGACGACAACGACATGCGGCACATCATCAGCCACATGGAGGAAGTCGCGTCCGAGCGGTTCAAGATGCTCGAACAACGATCTCCTGGAACGGCCGCGCGAGCTCGCGCGCACGTTGCCGATCACTACTTCAAGCTCGAACAGCGACAGATGCAGCAGGAGAACATGCTCATGCAGGTGGCCCAGGTGGGCACGCAGATGGGCTTGCTCAAGGGTGGTGGTGGAGGCGGCGGCGGACAGCCTTCGCCGGTCGGAGGAGCCGGGGGACCCGGCCAAGGCCCTGAGTCTCCGAAGGTCAGGAACAATGAGACCGAGCGTGGCGAGGGAGGCCCAGGTGGTGAGGCGAAGAGCAACGGCATGAGCCAAGCTCCGAACCCAGGAGCAGCCTGATGCAGATGCGTGCCGAAGACATCATGGGCGAGGACCAGTTCTGGAACGTCCGTGAACGTGAGAGGATCGAGGTTGAGAAGCTCCAGCGACGTTGCCTTGAGCTCCAGGCTCAGGTGGATGTGGCGACGAGAACCGAATCGATCCGCCATGCCCCAGGCTTCACAGAGGTGTTGAACGCACTCAAGGCGATGCATGCGCTGGCCAGGGAGAAACTCGTTGGCGACGACACACTTACGGACATCGGTCTTCGAGAATGCAGGGGTCGGGTGCGCGGCCTGGAGAGCGTCCTAGCCCTGCTGACGAAGCCGACCGTGACTGAGGCTCTTGCAAAGGAGCTCCAGGACTGCAAGACTGCACTGGCCGAGACACAACGTCGTAGGCCCAAGCAACCTGAACCAGAGAGCAAGCCATGAGCGATTCAGCAACGTGTCACAACTGCGAAGGTGCCGGCGGCGCGCAAGCGAAGACCGGCGAACAGCGAACTCCGCTCGATCGCGGGGCAGGGATGTCGAAGACCATCGACGCGATGGGTTCGAAGACGCGCAGCGGTCACCCCGCTACGCAGATGAACAACTTGTGGAAGGATCCGTCGCTCGGCTACGGCGACGACAACATCAAGACCTGAGCACGAGTGAAGGTCTGCTCGAAGTGTCGAATGGAGCAGCCGTCAGAGTGCTTCGGAAAGAATCGATGGCACTCTGATGGGCTAGCTTCGCAGTGCAGGAAGTGCACGAACCTCACTAGGTTGAAGTCCTACCGGAACAACCAAGAGAAGGTCTTGAGAGCGTGTGCAGCTAGAAACTCAAGAGGAAGACGATTCCTCGCTCGTGTGAAGATGAAACTTGGATGCGTTGATTGCGGTTACAAGGCTCATCCGGCTGCCTTGGACTTCGATCATGTTCGTGGCACCAAGAAGTTCAAAATCGCCAACTCCGTGAGTCGGTCGATGAAGGACTTGAAGATCGAAATCCGAAAATGTGAGGTTCGATGTGCTAACTGCCATCGGATCCAGACATCAAACCGGACCGCTGTATTGCTGCCTCGCGAGCAGCGTCCACTGAGTTCAGGGGTCGTGGCCTGAGAGAGATCAAATGACCAAACCTGGAGAACAATCTTCAGATTTCGATGCGCGAGCCGACAGTGCGGCTCTTGCTCTGAGGCAGAGCCTCAAGGGCAAGGGACGAGAGTTGCCCGACAGGGCACCTGTTGTAGTCGATTCGAACGGTAGGCCGCCTGCACCTCTTCCTCCGCAGGGCAGCTATGCACGACAAGCCTTGGAGCTCGAACAGCGTCGCCGCGAGGCGGCTGTCCAGCCCCCGCCTGTCGGTCGAGCTGGCCAACGCGCCGAGGATATCCAGGCCGATGAGCCGCCGCCGGACACGACCCCGCCACCAGCAGCAGAACCAACTTCTTCCAGAGCAGAGCAGCGGATCAAGGAGCTGGTAGATCAGCTTCGTCAGAAGGAACGAGATCTCGCGGAAGCACTCGCCATGGGCAAGACCGCTACCGAGACTGCAACGCAGTTTCAGCAGCGGTTGACAGCCCTGGAGAAGCAGCATCAAGAGATGCTGCAAGCGAACATCGATCATCTCGATCCGACGACGAGAGCTGAAGTCCTTGCGGACGCTCGGATAGCCGAGCGCATGGATGCGATGGAGCAGCGGATCTTGGGCAGGATCCAGCCAACCCTCGCGAGCCTGTCACAATCGGCGATTCAGTCAGAGATGGCTGTGATCGCGCGAAAGTATCCGGCTTTCGACTACCACACTCACGCCCCACTGATCGAGCAATTCAGAGCGAGCAACCCTCGCTGTTCGATCGAACAAGCATTCCGAGCAATCGCCGAGCCTGAAGAGTTGGGAGTGCGAACGGCGTCTCGCGCGCCAGCAGTTCCGCCAACCCTCCCCCCTGGGGGTGGTGAGCTAGGCACTGCCCGCTTCGCTCCCGCGAGGCCCGTCCAGCCAAGGTCCGAAGATGAGCTCGTGGAGGAGTCCCGACGCATCGCAGCACTGCGACGCGACACGGACCCCGCCAAGCAAAAGGAAGGACTGAAGCTGATCGACGAGCACTTGAAGAAGCGACTCGGCGGCGCGTAGTTCGCGGCGGGCTGTTGGGAACCCCAAACCCAAGACAGCCAGATGCCGTTCGTAGCGAACACCGCAGTCCTGAACTCGTTCGATGTCGGAACGGGTAACCGGGAAGACTTGCTCGACATCATCACCAACATCAGCCCGATGGACACTCTGTTCCTTTCGGGATTCGAGAAGGTGCCCGCCAACAACATCAGCCACGAGTGGCTGGTGGACATCCTCGCCAGCTTCGGTGACCCCGACGTTGGCAATGCAGACGTGCAGGCAACGCCGGAAGGCTCGGACGCGACGTTCGATCCTCTCGTGCCGCGCAAGCGTCTGTGCAACCTCACGCACATCATCCGTCGCACGTTCGACGTGTCGGATACGCAGCGTGACATCAACACGGCTGGGATCAGGGACGAATACGTCTACCAGCTTCGCAAGGCCACGATGGAGCTCGCACGCTTCATCGAGTTCGCGCTCGTGCACAGCGAGCGACAGAGCCAGACGGCTCAGGGCAACAGCGGCGGCGTGCTGCCGCGCAAGATGGATGGCTTCTATGCCTTCGCGGCAGCGAGCGATCCGACGTGCGCGACGACGCTCGGTCTCGGCCCTGACGAGATGGGCACCGTGACCACGGTCACCGGCAGCTCGCCGGAGGACTGCATCACGGAGTGCATCCTCAATTCCCACCTGGAAGCCATGTGGGAGAAGGGAGCCATGACGGACACGATGTGGGCGAACTCTGCGCAGAAGCGGTCGTTGAGCAACCTCACGCTCAACCCGAACTCGCAGGTCCGCTACAACATCCCGGTCGCCGACCGGACCGTCATCAACACGGTGGACTTCTACCAGTCCGACTTCGGCACGCAGCGGATCTACCTGCACCGCTACCAGCGCAACGATCGCATCAGCTTCGCGGAGCAGAACAAGCTCCGCATCGCCGTGCTGCGTCCTGTGCTGGCCGTGGAGCTCGCGAAGATCGGCAGCTCGACGAAGGGCATGGTGGAGTGGGAGGGCACGCTCGAAGTGCTCGCGCCCAACGCCATCGGCTACATCGACGGCTTGTGCGTCGGAGTTTCCGGTTGTCCCTGAAGCAAGTAGCTAGCGGCGGCCCGGCATCGAGCCGGGTCGTCCTCTAGCAGTCCGATGCCTCTGTTGCACTTGTTGCAGAGAATGCCTCGAAAGACACCAGTGTTATGACAGTGATCCACGACAGGATGCAGCGGGCCACGGACCGGACCGCCGAGGGCCTTTCGGCAGATCGGGCACAGACCGGCTTGTCGAGTAAAGGCTTCGTTGAACAGCTCGACGGTGATTCCGTAGTGTCGCTTCAGCAGAGCCTTCTTCTGGGAATGCTTGGCTTGCTCTGGATTCCGCTTCTCCCATCGGAGGTGGTTCTCACGTCTCTTGTTTCGGTTGATGGAGAGGCATTTTCTGCAACGCCAACGGTCATCGGATCGGCGGAGGTTATCTCCAGACATGAGGTGGCCTCTGCGGCAGAGACCGTTGGGTGCGTATCTAGCGGCTGCCATGATGATCGAGGATCTTATCATGGCTGAACGGACCTGCATCAAGTGCCTGAGTCCCGTGAGAGCGGAGCGTTCGGCGATTCGCCTAACGCTCCGCTGCACGAATCAGAACTGCGGCTACACGGTGGTCAAGAACATCGTGCCCAAGGGCTTTGGCTGAGGCGGACGAAAGAGACCTTGCGGTCGCAAGCGTCTGGTGGTTCGAGGACGACGATGATCTACAGCTTCAAGTGCGAGTGTGGCCTGCGCGCGGAGATCCAGATCTCCATGGCCAAGGGGCCGCCGAAGACAGTCCGCTGCAAGGTGTGTCGCTCCAAGATGGAACGCGACTGGCAGCAGGACGCGCCCATGCTCGACACCTCAGCGTGCCGCGACCACAACGACATCTCCGAAGGGAGCAGGGTTGCGAGCGGATTCGATCGAGGCAGCCCCGAGCAGATCGAGCATCAGTTCAAGCAGCATATCGATCAACGAAGAACGGAGATCCGCGATGCTGGAGGCCAGCGTGGCACGTTCAAGCAGACGCATGCGGTTCCCGCGCATCTTTACCACGGCAAGATCAAGGAGACGAAGGATCCGAACTACTGGCAGGATCCGAAGAACCTGAGCCGGCACAAGGAGTGCAAGGTTGACTGATGCCG